TCTATTATATGCTTGTTTAGTAGAAGCATTTTCTTTTTTAAAAGGTCCAATAGATATGTTGACATTATATGAAAATAAATATAAACAAGAAGTACAAAAGTTTGCTGGAGAGCAACTTGGTAGACGTAAAAGAGATGACTACACGGACGGTACTGTTCGTATACAAGTCCCTTCTCCGTCACCGTAATAGGAGATATAAATTATGGCAATATCATCGGCAATATGTAACAGCTTTAAACAAGAGATTTTAGTTGGTACACACAATTTCACTGCATCAAGTGGAAACAGTTTTAAAATAGCTTTGTATACAAGTTCAGCATCTTTAGGTGCAGGTACTACAGCTTATAGTTCATCTAATGAAATTTCTAACACATCAGGTTCTGCATATTCTGCAGGTGGTGCAGCACTTACAAGTGTAACCCCAGCTCTAGATTCATCAACTGCAGTATGTGATTTTGCAGATGTTAGTTTTACCTCAGCATCTTTTACAGCAAACGGTGCTTTAATTTATAATGATACACAATCTGATAAAGCCGTAGCAGTTATTGCTTTTGGTGGAGATAAAACTGTATCAAGTGGAACTTTTACAATTCAATTCCCAACAGCAGACGCATCAAACGCAATCATTCGAATAGCATAAGGAGGCACTCCTTATGTCTAACACCTGGAACGAATCCGGAACCGTCTGGGGTCAAAATGAATGGGGTGATCAAGGTCCTGTAGAAATAACTTTAAGCGGACAATCTGTAACTTCAAGCTTAGGAAGTGTTGTAGCTACACCAAGTCTGCCTCTTGGATTAACAGGACAATCTAGTACATCTTCAGTTGGGTCGCCTAATCTTGATATAACTTCTGTTATATCTTTAACAGCTCCATCTGGATTAACAACTGGAGTTGGTTCTGTTGCAGCAGCTAACATAGCAGGTTGGGGTAGACAAGAATGGGGTAATTCTGGTTGGGGAGTTAATTATGCCGTAGAACTTTCAGGACAACAAGCAACTTCTAATGTTGGTACTCTTGAAACTATTCAACTTATTCCAGTACCATTAACAGGTGTTAGTGCAACATCAAGTATTGGTTCTCCTACATTAGTTTTGGAATCAATTGTAATTCCTACAGGTCAACAAGCTCAAACAGAACTTGGAGATTTTGATAACGCTGGTACATTAGTGGGTTGGGGTAGAAATGGTTGGGGTGAAGAACCTTATGGAGATTCATTTAATAAACTAGTTCAACCATCAGGAGTTAATGCAACATCAGGTATAGGATCATTAACAACTACAATACAAAATTTTGTATTTCCAACAGGAGTAAGTGCAACATCGAGCGTAGGCAGCTTAACAAATATTATAGATTGTGTGGTTGTACCTACAGGAGTATCAGCTACTTCTAATGTAGGAGACACTGATCCCACTCAAGAAAGTGTTGGGTTAACAGGTGTTAGTATGACTTCTGCAGTTGGAGGTATCATTCTTGATGCCATAGAAATTGGTTTAACAGGTGTATCGGCTACATCTTCGGTAGGATCTTTACAACAACAAATTTCAGAAGTTTTAGCTGGGCAACAAGCAACATCTTCTTTAGGTTCTTTAACACTTGAAATAGAAGTTCCATTAACAGGTGTTTCTGCAACTTCAGCAGTAGGAACTATAACTCCTATAGAAAATGTTGTAGGATTAATAGGAGTTGAAGCTACATCTTCTGTTGGAGAACCATTTATTATTCATTATCAAGATGTTGACACTGGTTCAAATACATCATATAGTGCGCTCTCAACAGGTTCGAATACGGATTATTCTAATGTTGCAACTGGATCAAATACAAGTTATACTGACGCTGCATAGGAGATAAAATTATGGCATCAACTTACACACCTCTTGGTGTTGAATTAATGGCAACCGGTGAAAATGCCGGTACATGGGGAACAAAAACAAACGCAAATTTAAATTTAGTATCACAACTAACAGGTGGTTTTGCACAAGTATCAATTGCAGGAGGAGCAGGTACTACTGCATTAGACGTTGATGATGGGGCATTAACTGGAACAGCTCAACAAAGAATGATTGAGTTTACAGGTTCAATTACAGGAAATAGAATTGTAACAATTCCAAATGATGTAGAGACTTTTTATATTTTAAAAAATGCAACATCCGGTGCTTACACAGTACAATTTAAATATGCAACAGGATCAGGTGGTACTTTTACTTTTGCTACAACAAACAAAGGCACTGCAATTGTTTTTGCAACTGCAAACGATGGAACTAATCCAGATATTGTAGAAGTTCAAACAGGTGGAGATGTCGTAGATGATACATCACCTCAACTAGGTGGTAACTTAGACACTAACGATTTTAACATTGCCTTTGATGATGCTCACGGAATTATTGATGAAAATGGCAATGAACAATTAATATTTCAAACAACAGCTTCAGCAGTCAATCAATTTGATGTAACAAATGCTGCAACTGGTAATCCACCTAAAATATCAGCAACAGGTGGTGATTCAAATATTGATTTAGATTTAGAAGCAAAAGGAACAGGTCATTTAACTGTTAGAGGTAATACTAATCCTGGTGCTATCCAATTAAATTGTGAATCTAATTCACACGGACAACAAATAAAATCACAACCTCATTCAGCTTCTGTAACTAACGTTATGTTATTACCTGCTGGAGCTGATTCAACTCTAGTATCTTTAGTATCAACAGACACACTTACAAACAAAACATTAACATCACCTAGAATAGGAACATCTATTTTAGATACAAATGGTAATGAATTATTTAAATTAACTGCAACAGGTTCAGCGGTTAATGAACTTACATACGCTAATGCAGCTACAGGAAACAAACCAACACTTACTGCATCTGGTGGAGATACTAATATTGGTGTATCAATACAACCAAAAGGTTCTGGAACAGTTACTATCGATGCTTTAACTTTTCCTGCAGCAGACGGTTCTGCAGATCAAATTTTAACTACCAACGGTTCAGGAGTTTTATCTTTTACAGATAACTCTGGAGGAACATCATGGCAAGCAGTTAAAACTTCTACTTTCACAGCAGTAGCTGGTGAAGGTTATTTTATTAATACTTCAGGTGGTGCATTTGAAATGGATTTACCTGCAGGTAGTATTGGTGATGAAGTATCATTCATAGATTATGCAGGAACATTTGATTCTAACGCATTAACAATCGATCAAAACGGTTCAGAAAAAATTGCAGGGTCAACTGATCCTTTAACCGTATCAACAGAAAGAGCAGCAAATACTTTAGTTTATGTAGACGGTACACAAGGTTGGCTCTTAAAGAATAATTAAGGAACTCAATGGCGTCATATAGAAATATTCACGGACATGCCATCAAGTCTTATGCAGGTGATCCTTCTAATCCTCTTGAAGGGCAAGTTTGGTATAACTCAGTCACAAAAAAACTTAGATGTAGAAATAATTCATCTACTTTAACAATTACAACGCTTTAAAATTATGAGTGCTTATAAAGAATTATTTGGAAAATATGTAAGATCAGTATCAAGTGATCCTCCTGCATCTGTAGGTACAGGTGAGATTTGGTATAATACAAGTAGTAATGTTTTTAAAACAGTTGGCCAAGTATTTTCTTGGTCTAGTGGTACTAATTTACCTAGTGTCAGATGGAATACATCAGGAACAGGAATACAAACCGCAGGTTTAGTTTTTGGTGGATCAACGGGTCCAAGTGCTGGTTCATTTTTAAATTCTGTTTTTGAATATAATGGTTCAAGTTGGACTGCAGGAGGAACTAATCCAGAAACTAGAATTAATCAATTTGGTGCAGGAACTCAAACAGCCACCATTGGTGGTGGAGGTTATTATGAACCAGGTGGTAATACAACTGCAGCAAATACTTATGATGGTTCAAGTTGGACAGGAATTACAGCAACACCTTATGCAACAAAAGGTGCAGGTGCAGCGGGGACTTCTACAGCAGCATTAATATATGGAAGTGATATATCTCCATCAGATAATAAAGATTCTTACTCTTGGAATGGATCTTCTTGGTCAGAAGAAGGCCCACTTAATAATACTTTTCAAAATGGTGCATCTGGTGGTCCTACAGAAAACACAGCTTTTGCTGCAGGTTCAGAATATCCTGGAAACTCAACAAGATTTGAAACATATAATGGATCCTCGTGGGCAACAGGGCCATCTTTAAACACGTCAGTAACTCAAAATAGAGGTTTTGGTTCATCAACTGAATGTGTATCTGTTGGTGGATATAATAAAATTACAACCGTTGAAACTTTTAATGGTTCATCATGGTCGGTAGGAAATAGTATGAGTACAGGAAGAAAACAATTCGCATCATCTAATTTTGGTGCAAGTGGTGTTCAAAATGGCTGGGTAGGAGGTGGAGCAGATGGAGATGATTCTGTTGAACATTATGATGGAGCAGCTGCAGTGCAAACTATATCTACAAGTTGATAATGAACAAAATTTATAATATAAAGTTAATAAAAAAGAGGTAATAATTATGTCACTATTTATATATGGAACAGCTACAAACACAGGTAAAGGATTTTTTACTCATCAAGATAGATTAAATTTTTTTCTTGAAGGTCACCCTGGAAACGTATGGGTTGTTGGTAATAATGAAAAAGGTGCTGTGTGGTTAGCCAGCAAAGGTGGTGTTACAAAAACAAAAGAAGAAGCACAAGCTATTGTTGATGCCGAAGTAACTGCATCACAAGAAGCATGGGATGCTTCAACTGATTCAGAAAAAGCAACATTAAGTAGACCATCAAATATAATATTACCATAAGGAATTTATAATGTCAGAATACAACGTACTTAACGGATTAAAGGTTAAATACCTATCAGCAGATCCCCCTAATCCAGAAGATGGTCAAGTATGGTATAATTCTAGTTTAGGAAAAGTACGTGTTTCGGAAGTTGCAGGATCTGGAGCATGGGCTAGTGGTGGTTCTTATCCATTTGCTGTAGCTGGACTAGGTGGATGTGGAACACAGACAGCTGCTTTAGCTTATGGAGGAAATCCTCCTTCAACACCTCCAAGTGGAGTATCTTCAACAACAGCAGAGTACGATGGAGGTTCTTGGACTACAACTAATAATTTAGGTACAGCTAGAAGTAGTTTTATTAATGGTCATGGTACACAAACTGCTGGAATGGCAACAGGTGGTAGTAAACCAGGAACTTATTATGCTAATCATGAACAATATGATGGTTCGTCATGGTCAGAACAAAGTGATTTGAATTCATCAAAAAATCAAAGTTCACAAGCAGCTCAAGGAACACAGACAGCTGCAGTTGTTTCTGGAGGTTATAATGGTTCAAGTAGATTAAATGATACAGAAGAGTGGAATGGAAGTTCTTGGAGTGAAACTGCTGATGTTCCAATAAATAACTCGGCATGGGCAGGAGGAGGAACACAAACAGCAGCGTTAGCTTTTGGAGGAACACCTCTTACTGATAATGGAGCTGTAACACTTGAATATAATGGAACTTCTTGGACATCTAGTGGATCTTTAAATCAACCTAGACAAGGGGTAGGTGGTGCTGGATCACAAACAGCAGCGTTAGCTTTTGGTGGAGAAAACGCAGGTTATAGAAACAACACGGAAGCATATAATGGCAGCACATGGTCTAACCAACCAACATTAGCAAACTCAAGACAAAATTTTGCACCTGCTGGAACACAGACAGCAGCTTTAGCAACAGCTGGAGAACCAGCTTCTACAAACACAGAAGAATTTACACAACCACTTGGAACTGGAAGCATAGTTTCTAGTTAACTTGACTTATAACTTTAAATAGTTATATTAATTTTATTAAATGAAAGGAATACTATGACAGAAAAACGTAACATACATGCACTTATAGAAAAAGAAGCTCCTAGTTTAAATAATTTACTTGACCCTAATGATGTCAAAGAGTTTAAAGCTATGACAGCTGAGCTTCGTGACACATGGACCAAGAAACAAGTCTTTAGAACAGAAACAGAAATGAGAATGTCTGTTTTACAAGATGCAAAATATCCAAATAAAGCTTCTAAGTATTGGCAGTGTGTCAGAGAACAAAATGTGTTCTTAGAAAATTTAATGCATTTGTCTTTTGATTGTAGACGTAACGAAGTTAAATTAAAAAGATTAGAACAAAAACTTGAGACTGAAGAAGATCCTTTAAAAAAAGAGCTCTATCAAATAGATATAGATGAAAAAAGATATAATTTAGCCAACATGCAACTTACTGCTAGAGACAGAATGAGAGAAATTAAATTATGGTCAACTCTTAAAAAAGAATTTGATGATGGTTCTTTTGATACTCAAGATGTTAACAGACACCAGTTAGAATCTTATCATCAAATTATGAAAAATAAAGCAGAGACATTAACTCAAGGATCATCTCAGCCAGAAGTATTTAATGTACTTGGACAATTACAAACTATAGAAAGAGTTAAAAAATCAGGAGAAATGATTTACAACAAGAAAGAAAAATTGACTAATGACTTTGGAGCAACAGAAAAATAATTTTAATTTTATATTTTTAGGTCAATCGGTATTAAAATACCAAGTACCTTTAGATATTTATACTACAATTAATCATATTTATGAGACAAAGTATCCTGAATTAAAACCTGCTAATAAACAATTAATCGGTAAAATTGAAAAAGAACACAGTTTATTTTTTAACGGTGAAGACAGTTCTAGGATGACTAAGCATAATCATTTACCTGATAATGTATTGGGATGGTTTGAACAAAAATTTAAACACTATTTAGAATGGAATAAAATAAAAGAATATAACTTACATTTAAATTCTATATGGGTTAATACTATGTTTGAACATGAATACAATCCAGTGCACGTGCACCAAGGATCATTGTTCACAGGCCTATCATCTGTAATGATTTTAAAACTACCTGAGTCTTATGGTGTAGAATACTCATCACCAGGTCAACCACAAAATGGAAGACTACAAATACTAGGTTCAACTAGTGGACACTTTGCAAACGTAGATTATCAACCAGATATTAAAGAACGAGATTTTTATATTTTTCCATATGATATGAGACACTGCGTATATCCATTTAATGGGCCAGGATATAGAAGAACGTTAGCCGCAAATATGGATGTTGAGTATAGCCCAATTAAAAACAGAGGGGTAAGTTAATGTACGAAAATAAAATAATAACAGAACCTAAATGGAAGAGTTGGATAGTTCAAACTACAACACCATTGTTTACACCAGATCAATGTAGACAAATTATAGAAGCAGGTAGACGTCAACCACCACAAAAAGCAAAAATTGGTATGGGTAAACCTGAAGGTGGTGGAACTGATGAAAACAAAAGAGTTACAACAATAAGTTGGATACCCTTTAAAGAAATGAGTCATATGTATCAAGATCTTAACAATTTTATACAAAAAACAAATGAAAATCATTTTGGTTTTGGTGATATACAAGTAACAGAGAACGCACAATTCACAGAATATCCTGAAGGAGGGTTCTATAACTGGCATATGGATTGTGATGTTAATATGCAACACGAACCACCAGTACGAAAAATATCAATGACTCTTTTGTTAAATGATCCATCCGAGTTTGAAGGTGGGGATTTAGAACTAATGGCACCAGGTAAATTTGTAAAACTTGAACAAGGTCATGCAGCTATATTTGCATCTTTTTTAAATCACAGAGTTACTCCTGTAAAACGTGGAGTTAGACAATCTTTAGTTTGTTGGTTTGGAGGAAAACCATTTAAATGATTAAAGAACAATTTTTTCCAACAACTATATATGGTAAAGATGTAAAACTAAACAATCAAGAGCTAGCTGATCATATTGTTAATTGGAGTAAACAAGATCCAGGTGTTAAGAAAACAAATATGAATGGTTGGCATTCAACAACGGATATGCATTTAAAACCAGAGTATCAAGAATTAGTTAAACAATTATACATAATGCAAGAAGAAGTATATCAAGAAGAATGGTTAGATCGAAAACCAATGTTAGGTAATATGTGGGCGAATATTAATTATCCTAGTGGATACAATAGGCCTCATATACATCCCAATTGTTTATGGTCTGGTGTTTATTATGTAAAAGCTGAAGAGAACTCTGGTAAACTTGTTTGTAATGATCCAAGACCAGGGATACAAATGAATATGCCTATTAGAAAAGAGAGTCAACCACCACAACATCTGTGGAGAGAATGTCACCTAGCACCCATACCAGGAAGAATTGTAATGTTTCCTGCATGGTTATGGCATTGTGTTGAGCCAAATAAGTCTAATGATATAAGAATATCAATAAGTTTTAATTTTATACAACATGGATTTTAATAAATATCACGTAATAAAAAATGCAGTAAGCTACGAGTTAGCTAATTTTGTATTTAACTATTTTCTTCTTAAAAGGGACGCAGCTAAGTTTATGTATGACAATAATATTATACATGATAATGGTATGTTTGGTACTTGGGGAGATACACAAATACCTAATACCTATTCACATTATGCAGATCCTGTAATGGAAACTTTATTAATTAAAATGTTACCTGTAATGAAACAACACACAGGTTTAGATTTAATTCCAACATATTCTTATGCAAGAGCTTATAAACAGGGAGATACTTTACACAGACATAAAGATAGACCAAGTTGTGAGATATCTACTACTTTAAATTTAGGTGGTGATCCATGGCCTATATTTATAGATGGTACAGGTGCTGATAATGTTGTTCATGAAAAACAAAATATTATAAAACCAAACGCCCCAGAAGGGACTAAAGTCTTGCTTGAAGTAGGGGATATGTTAGTATATAGTGGCTGTGAACTTGAACATTGGCGAGAGCCTTTTGACGGGAACATTTGCGGTCAGGTATTTTTACATTATAACCATGTAAACGGCCCATTTGCTGATAAAAATAAATTTGATGGACGTCCTATGTTAGGTCTACCATCATTTGTTAAATAGTATTATAATGGAGCCATATGTTACAAAAGATAGGATTTCAACCTGGATTCAATAAACAGATTACAGAAACCACAGCCGAAGGACAATGGGTTGGTGGAGATAATGTTCGTTTTAGATACGGCACACCTGAAAAGATAGGTGGTTGGTCACAATTAGGTGAATCAAAATTAACAGGAGCTGCAAGAGCTACTCATCATTTAGTTAACAAATCCGGTAATAAGTTTGCAATCATAGGTACCAATAGAATTTTATATGCTTACACAGGGGGTGTGTTTTATGACATTCATCCTATTAGAGCCACAACTACTTTAACTAATGCTTTTTCTACAACTAACGGATCTCCGACAGTTACAATAACTTTTAGTGGAGATCATGGTTTAATTGCTGGAGATATTATTCTTTTAGATAATTTTACAACAATAACTAACTCTAATTATTCAGCATCTGACTTTGATGATAAAAAATTTATGGTTACATCTGTAGTAGACTCATCAGTTATCACAATTACAATGTCTTCTAATGAAACAGGATCTGGTGCTACAACATCTGGTGGTATTAGAGTACAAGCATATTATAGTGTTGGACCAGCAGAACAGTTACCTGGTTTTGGTTGGGGTTTAGGTCAATATGGTGGAACAGTAACAGGTGAAGCAACTACAACTTTAGATGGCGCTATTAATGATAGTACAACTACAATTGTTTTAACAGATGCATCTTTGTTTCCAACCACTGGAACAAACTTTATTCAAATAGGTTCAGAAGAAATTTCATATACAGGTATATCAACTAATACTTTAACAGGTGTAACAAGAGGGGTAAGAGGAACTACAGCTGCCTCTCACAGTGATAATGCAACAATAACTAATAGTTCTGACTATGTTGCATGGGGTGAAGCTGCATCAGGTGACTTAGTTGTCGATCCTGGTTTATGGTCTATTGATAATTTTGGAGATAAAGTAATTGCACTTATTCATAACGCACAAGTATTTGAGTGGGATTCAAATGCAACAGCGGCAACTCAAACAAGAGCAACTATTATATCGGGTGCACCAACAGCATCACGTGATATGTTAGTATCAACACCTGATAGACACTTAGTATTTTTTGGAACAGAATTAACTATTGGTGATCCAACAACTCAAGATGAAATGTTTATTAGATTTTCAAACCAAGAAGATATTAATACTTATCAACCAACAGCAGTTAATACAGCTGGTACACAAAGACTTGCAGATGGATCTAAAATTGTAGGTGCGGTTAGAGGTAGAGATGCAATCTATGTTTGGACAGATACATCTTTATTTACTATGAGATTTATTGGTCAACCATTTACTTTTGGTTTCCAACAAGTAGGAACTAACTGCGGATTGATTGGACAGAACGCTGCATTAGAAGTTGATGGTGCTGCATACTGGTTATCAGAAAATGGTTTCTTTAAATACTCTGGTAGCCTTGAGACTATGACATGTTTAGTAGAAGATTTTGTTTATGATGATTTAAATACAACAGCTAACCAATTAATTAATGTTGGATTAAATAATTTGTTTGGTGAGATTACTTGGTTCTATTGCAC